CTCTTTTTCAAGGGTTTGCCCTTTTGCAAAAGCGGCGCGGAGATCGTTAGCTAATTTAGCCATTCTTACTTCAAAAGAGATGCCGTCATCTGCTGTATCAGTAACACCAACGTAACGACCTGGATTGAGGACGAAATTATTCTTCTTTATTTCATCAAGTTTTACGGTCTTAGAGAAACCAATAACATCTTCATACTTTCCAGCGCCTGCTTCGCCACGCCACGCACGAACAGTATCTGTTATTTTTTTTATATGTTCTGGGTTGAATACAACTTGTTTACGCGAAATCTGCTCAAAGGTATCTCGAGCATCTATAAATAAAGTCTCCCCAGATCGCTTACGGAAACGATCTCCACCTTTATTCTTTGCCAAGAACCAAAGAGAAACAGGGAGTGAGACGTTATAGAAAAGCTTGGACGGGCACGAAACAATAACTTCTACCAAATCTGACTCTACTAATTTTTGTCGTAAATCACCCTCCTTACCAGAGACAGCAAGTGCGCCGTTCGGCATAACGAATCCTGCGTGTCCGTTCGGAGCAAGGTGGTGTGCGAAATGTTGAACCCACATAAAGTTTGCGTTACCGCTCGGAGGTGTTCCGAGAGTAATGCGAGGATCGTTGTCGGCAAGCTTTGATGGCTCCCACTCACCGTTGAATGGTGGATTTGCAATAACAAAATCTGCCTGTAGATGAGGAAATTTGTCTTGATAGTAAGTGTTGCCAAGTTCGATCTTTCCTGAAAGTCCACGAATGGCGAGGTTCATTTTCGCTAATCGCAGAGTTGTCTGATTACTCTCCTGACCGTTGATTGCCAACTTCGATGGATCTTGATCGTGATTACGGAGGTATTCACCCATAGCCACAAACATTCCACCACTACCACAAGCTGGGTCGAGTACTCGGGCATTTTCGTATGGTTCAAGAACTTCTACGAGTAGCTTAACGATAGAGCGTGGGGTAAAAAATTCACCTCCGCGTTTTCCTTCAGAAGAAGCGAACTGACCGAGAAAGTATTCGTAAATGCGACCAAGTATATCTTTCTCGCGGTCGAAGTTGTGATCGAATGAAATGCGAGAAAAGATATTTACAAGCTCACCGATGACAGAGTGGTCGAGGGTGGTGCGTGTATAAATCTTCGGGAGCACACCTTCGAGTTCAGCACGGTTGTCATCCTCGATATGCTCCATCGCTTTATCAAGAACTTGTCCGATATCGGACTGCATTGTTTTTGTTTGCAAAAATTCCCAGCGTGATTTTTCTGGTACATAAAACACCCCGGCACTTTTATAGAAATCTTTAGTCTCAAGAATTTGAACACGAGCTTTATCATCCTTTACATAAAAATCTTCATTCTTTGGATCAAGAGTAAGGGCTTTAAGTTCTTCGCGACGTTTGTAGAACGCGTCGGAGATGTATTTCAAAAATAGAAGACCGAGGACAATGTTTTTGTATTCAGAAACATCGATATTGCCACGAAGCTTGTCAGCCGCCGCCCAAAGTTCCTTCTCAAAATTTAGGTCGTGATGATGTGTATCTTTGCCCACTACACTTTCTGTAGCCTTCTTCTGCTCAGTCTGGATACGCTCCTGTATCTCTGGGGATAATGAAGACTTGGGAATGAGATATGTTGGTTTTGATGGATCTCCTACATTTTCAGCTGTAATATCTCCTTTTTTGATCTTCTGGTGAACGGCAACACGCGAAATACCAAGCATTTTGGCAAGTTGGCTTGGGGTTATGAATTTGGTCTTATCGATTGACATGTGTTGAGTCTAGCATACTACTTAACACATGTAAAGCGATTTTTAGGGAAATAAGGTCTCGAACCCTATTTTATCGTGTTTTTCGAGGAATTTCCTCATGCTTTGAAGCTCTCGGTCAGTAAGAGGGTCATCAGTAGTGTCTCCCTCCTCCCAAGGCAGGACACCCAGCTCCTTCTTGCTTAAGGTTGGATTATCCTTCCAAGCGGTCAAAACCCTTAGAACCTTCTCTGCTTCAGTCTTAAAGTGTTCTTCTTTCTTGGTCTTCATTTGACCTGCTTCGAGACTGATTTGCAGACCATTCGGGGTTTCGTACTTATCGAGAATAGCCTCGTAGGTATATTTGTCCTGACCTTTCTCGCCAAACGGAATACGGCGAATATAGTTCAAATCACACCCAAAGAAATCACAGAACATATACTGATGATACTTCTGCCCATCTTCGTCGTTGAAATCGTCAAGCTTCCGAGCCATTCCGTTTTCGATATGTTGATCCATAGACATGCAGAGAAATTTCTCCTTGCCTTTGCCATCCGCATGTTGCCAGACCTCCATCATCAGCTGGGCACGCATCCAAATAAAATTCCTGTGTACATTGTTGTCATTCAAAAGTTCCCACGCTTTTTGTTTCGCTTCTTCGTTCTTACTAATTATCATTTGAATAAGCATATCGTATACATCCTTGTATGACATGGCAGAAAATTTGCGAACAGTTTTCAATTCTTCCTCGCCCTCGTCGCGGATTTTTTGAATAAGACCAGCAATCTCAGTAAGCTTTTTTATATTTTCGTCCTTCTTTTCTTGTTCTTCTGCTTTACGACTGAAGACAGCGTTGGGATGTTCTGCGGTATAGAGCAAAGAATCCTTCTTGTACACTTTTATTTGCTGAGCATACCAATCACCCCCGAGCGAGACGATGGCGATAGGATCGATTTCATTGATTTTAGTTTTCCAATCATCGTGAGTTGCATAGTAAACGGTACCAAGATCAAACCCTGATACAAGCTCCTTAAAATATGTGTCAGCTTTAAGCTGTCGCCCCTTCTTGCCTGAGAGGTCATCTAGTGGAATATAGCCGATGATAAGAGTATTTAATTGCATACCCACTCCATGAATGCGAAGTTATCTGTCGCCAAACCTGATTCAATAGATTTCTCTAGCCACAATCTTTGCGAATCCTGTATCACGTCTTTTTTCTGACGCTTTAACTCAACGAAAAGTATCTGATTGTCCTTCCACACCAACACATCCCAACATCCACCAGACCGACCAGTCTTGGCTTTGATGGACTCGATGAGTTCTCGCTGTTTTTCTGGAAGCTCTATCGGCTCCGCTACATCAGGTAAGCCGATGCGGTATTTTCTGCGGTACGAATCGACCCACACTCCCTCCCAACCATGTGATTGGAATAAACGTAAAACGGCGAGCTCCGCAAATACAGGCTCGCTGTTCCAATCAACGACTGGTTTGTTGTTATAGGTGTTAGGTATTGGTGCACCTTTCCACTCTTTTAAGTGTAGAAAATATTTCTGTATTGAAATGTCAGCACCAGAAGAAAGCGAGAATAATTCGCCACCAACTTTGTATGGTTGTAGAAAACCAAGGTTGCCCGCTTGGTCGGGTTGGACGGATTTCATTATGTTTGGACGGTTTTCTTCTCCCAGTAGGTAGCAAAAAGATCCTAACCAGGCCGATGCACCCCGTGAGGTACACCCATACCCCTTTCGAGATATGACCGTCCAAAGTAGCTCTGATTAGGAGTTCTTTACTTTGGACGGATTTTCGACCATATCCTTTGGAGATTCCAAAGGGGTTAGGTCGACGACTTATTCAGTTGTAACTGAATTGTAGCAAAAAATTTGCTACACCTCCATTTGAGCTTAGTTCTGGGGGTTTGCGAAGGGGTCTCTAAAATACTTATCAACAGCCCCAATTGACCGTCTTTACAGCGATTTTCTGAAAAATACTCGGCATAAAAAGCACTAAATAAATTTCATTTACAATCGTTGCAAAACGCTGTTTGCAGATAAAAAATATGTCACTCATACTATGAATACTTCTTACGAAGAAACTATTTGTTGAACTATTGGTGCGGTAAGTGAGGTGAGATTCGAGGTCGACCTTGGCGAATTTTCATCGGTACTTACGGTGCCTTTTTCATATGCACTATCGGAGAACTAATGGATTTATCACTAAAAAAATTCATTATGGAAAATATACAAATTCGGTATGTACCGATAGATGACATAAAGCCATCGGAGTACAACCCACGCAAACAAACACAACCGCAGTTCGATTCACTAAAAGAAGGTGTAACAAAGTACGGTCTTGTTGACCCTGTCATATGCAACTCCGCAAAAGGACGCGAGAACGTTCTTATCGGTGGTCACTTTAGGTTGAAGGTCGCAAAAGAACTCGGCTTCACGGAGATGCCTGTGGTCTATGTAAATATCGAAGACCTCGATAAAGAGAAAGAACTGAATGTGAGACTCAACAAGAATCTTGGCGAGTTCGACTTTGAACTCTTAAAGGGTTTTGGTGAGGAGTTTTTAGGTAGTGTTGGCTTCAGTACTGAGGAGCTCGACAACATCTTTGCTATCGACCCAACACCAGAGGTATTCAACTTGAAGAATGAACTGGAGAAGCTCAACATCCACGACATCAAAGTGCAAAAGGGCGACCGATATGAAATCGACGGCTCAATTTTGATGTGCGGAGATAGCACCATCGAAGCCGACATGCTCAAGCTGATGGAAGGATCGAAGGCGGATATGGTGATGACTGACCCTCCGTATATCTTGGATTATTTAAAGGGCAAAACGAAACAGAAAGACGGAGTGACGGAAGGATTCGGGCTCAAGAAGAATCGTAAGTATTTAGAGACAGACGTATTACCCGACAACTTCACTGAACTCTGGATGGCGAATGTAGCGAAAGTGCAAAAGGATGACTTCTCGATAATGATATTCGAGCACCCGAAGAATCTTCGTACGATTTGGAATGCACTCGAAACTCACTGGCGATATCGCAACACCATCACGTGGCACGTACCCAACCGTGTACAAGGTTTTTCGGCGAAGTACAAGTTCTTCAACAAACAGGATATTGCACTCGTTGGTTCAAGCGAAGGTAAGGGACTGAACATAGAGCAAGAAGACGAACTGTTCCAGAATGAATACGAGAATGCGTTATACGCAACGAGTGGTAAGCCAACATGGGAAGGATACGAGAAAGGAAAGAAATACCAACCAACTGACTTCATCGACCACATCGCGGCAGATGAGAAATCATCGTGGCAAGGAGTCATCTTCGGAACGAAACCGTTGGAGCTTTTGATTCCGTACATCAAGGTACTGACGAAGCGTGGTGACTTGGTATTGGAGCCGTTCGGTGGAAGCGGTTCAACACTCATCGCATCACTGAAACTTGGTCGCAACTGTCGCATCATGGAGAAGTCTCCTACCTACACGGAAGTGATTAAGGGACGCTGGGAGAAACACACTGGCAAGAAGGCAAAGAAGATTAACTAATACCTTCTATGTCTTCTCCTAAAAAGAACAAAACGGAGAAGCGATTGGAGACTCTAGCGGTAAAGACTAAAGAGCAGAAGCAAGCATTCCTCGAACAGCTTCCAAAGTATCCGATAGTACAAGTCGCCTGTGAGAAATCAGGTGTCGGTCGTTCGACGTACTATGCATGGAGGAAGGATGATAAAGAGTTTTCCAAAGAAGCAGACAAAGCCATAAAGAATGGTGAATATTTCATCAACGATATGGCGGAGTCCAAGCTAATCCAAAACATTCAAAATGGGCATACAACATCCATCATTTTCTGGTTAAAAAATCATCACAAGTCATATAACGAACGCATTGTGCATGAACACGAACATACCCTAGAGCTTGAAGATGCAGACAAGCAAGCAATCGCTAAGGCACTGATAAATATTGGACTTGGAAATATCTTGAAGAGATACGATATTGACCCGAAGGAATGGCACAAGAGGCAGGAGCGAGAACGAATGGAACACAAGAAGCGTGTGGACGGAATAGTTTCGGGAGTAAAGGAAAAGATAGAGGAAGAAGTCGAAGAAGAGCCGACACCGCAACCTCACACCATGGCACTGCCGAGTAACCCTCCAATCAAGCGACCTCTGAAGAAAGGTGCAAATATCAACGACATCTTGAGGAATCGTAAGCGACCTGACGCGCTTTAGTTGTCTACTTCTTGCCTACTCATGCGTCCTGGACTCCCTAGGGCGGTTGCGTCATTCCTTAGGGTATGGAAAAGATACAACCAAAAGAGGAGGCCTTACGGTACTGCCTGTATGCACGCAAAAGTACCGAAGCTGAGGATAAGCAGGCTCTTTCAATAGAGTCACAGGTAAAGGAAATGCAGGTGTTAGCTGAACGCGAGCATTTGCATGTAGTTGAGATAAAGCGCGAGTCGCACTCTTCAAAAGAAGTCGGGCAAAGACCTGTCTACAACAAGATGCTCGAGGAATTACGCTCTCAAAAATTCAACGCAATACTCACGTGGGCACCAGATAGGTTGAGTAGAAATGCTGGAGACTTGGGATCGGTAGTTGATCTCATGGATCAGAAGCTTCTGCATGAAATACGAACCTATGGGCAGAAGTTTACGAACAACCCGAATGAGAAGTTCCTTCTGATGATTCTCGGGAGTCAGGCAAAGCTTGAGAATGATAACAAGGCAGTGAATGTGAAGCGTGGACTACGAACACGATGCGAGATGGGCTGGAGACCAGGAGTTGCACCAACTGGATACTTGAATGAAAAGCATGTTGATAAAAAGTGTCAGTGCAGAATAGATCCGAAACGTGGACCAGTCATTAAGCAAATGTTTGAGAAAGTAGCACATGAACAATGGAGTGGACGGAAAGTATACAGGTGGCTTCGAGAGATTGATTTCAAAACACATCGCGGTAAACCGCTTGTGCTTGCGAATATCTATATCATCCTACGGAATCCATTTTACTACGGAGACTTTGAATACCCAGTTGGAGGCGGTCAGTGGTATACAGGAAAACACACGCCAATCATTGATAAAGAGCTATACATGAAAGTACAGATGACATTGAATGCAAATTACATACCAAAGACTGAAAGCAAAGAGTTTGCCTTCACAAAGTTGATACGATGCGGACACTGCGGTTCAGGGATATCAGCAGATGAGAAGTTCAAGAAGCTAAAAGATGGTGGAGTGAATCGCCATGTGTACTACTTCTGTACTAAAGCCCGAAATATAGATTGCAAGAATCCTGCGGTAAACGAACCAAGCTTGATTGAAGAACTTATCGGATTGATGGACACGGTGAATCTGGATGAGCTTGGCGTACGAGCGAGAATCGAGGATGAGATAAAACGATTCAACAAATTTAGATCAGGTGTGCTTGGACACAAACAGGACAAGATCGCTATCGATGTAGATGTGAGAAATTACACGAAGTACTTACTCAAAGAAGGGACGCTGATTGAGAAGCGAGAACTGCTGGGATGCCTCCAAAGCAAACTATTTCTGAAGAATAAAAAGATAACGATAGAATAACAAAAAAGTCGCCCATTTCGGGGCGACTTTTTTGTCTTGAATACTGCTCTCAGCAGGTATGCCATTTTCGGAATAGATGCCTATGCGTGTCAGTCTCCTGACTTAGCATATGGTGGCTGCCGATCAGGGACTCGAACCCCAATAACATTCTCCAGAGGAATGTGTCCTACCATTAGACGAATCGGCAAAGTATTGATGAAACACCATCAATACTTCACAGAATACCCGAAAAATGGGCTTTTTACAAGATATAAATGTTTAACAAAGATAAGTAAAATTGACTCAGACGCGAGGCGTTGAAAAATTTGAGAGGAAGCAGTACTCATTGTACGGTGACCGAGCAAATTTGAACAGCAACAAAGCATATGAGTTGATTTTACTTATTTTTCAGGCAGGCTTCGACAAAAGCAGTGAACAGTGGATGTGGGTACAGTGGGCGAGCTTTGAGCTCTGGGTGAAACTGGGTGCCAAGGAAAAAAGGATGTATGTCTTTTGGTAATTCTGCAATTTCCATGAGCCTCCCGTCAGGCGATGTTCCAGAAAAAATGAGTCCTTTTGCTTTT